ATTGATGCCAGTTCTAATGATGCGAATATCAGCCAAAGAAACTCTCCAAACTATTTTGTTTCTCTGTCTCCCAACCCATACAATCTAATACAACTTTAATCGGCTCAATAAATGATTTACTAAACTGCATATCATAATCAATATACTCTTGCATATTAAATTCTTTAGGCAATCGTGCAGGATAACTAATCACCATATCTTTGAATGGATTAGGTTGTTTCAGATAAGTAAACTTTACTTTTTCACCTTCTTGAATTTTAGGATACTTCTTCTCAAGGTCATATTGTTTCAGATAATGATTGTAGAGAATTGCACCTTTGACATGAATCGGTGTGCCTTTCTTATACATTGTAACTGAATCAGAATACTCTTTCAGACCATTCAAACCTCTTGGAAAAGAAATATCTTCAACAGGAAGTTTCTTAAAATTCACTTTGAAATCTGCAATGAATTTATGAATATCTTCTTCTGTTCCTTGCATCATAATCTTAATCGATTCTCTCATCTTCTCCCGAATCGCAGCCGGTGTAGATGACTTCACCATTTCAAGACCCATAACTTTCATTTGCGGTTCATTGTATTGAACACCCTCATTGTTATACACATTGAGAATATATCTTTTCTTTGCAGTCCAGATACCTTTGTCTGAAAGTGCTTCTCGCTTCATCTGCATCTTTTGGGCGTATGCATGAACATACGAAGCAAGTTCTTTATAACTCTCGTCAATAAACGGTTGCAATTTATCTTCACAGACTTTGTCCATGAAGGTGATAACTTCCGCAGGTGTGCGTTTCTCTTTAAACACTTTATCCACAAGTGGACCAAGCCTGAGATAAATTGAATCTGTGTCAGAGGCGATAACATAATCTTCTTCCGTCTTTAATAATTTATTTAAGTATTCATTTAGTTTCTTTTCAATCCACCGAATAGACAACTGGCCAGCAGTAGTAACGCCAAGAGCCATTCGCAAATCATAAAAGCGGAAATACTGGCTACCAAGAGCACCATAAGCAGAATTAAGAGAAACTTTCTTTGCAAGTTGTAGGTTGTCATATCTGGAGATTCTGTTTTTGATTTCAAATTTTCTTGATTCATCTTTTTCATCCTCATACTCTTGTTTTGCCTTGAGCATTAACTTCTTAAATTTACTTCTGTCAACATACATTTCTTCCAACATCTTCGGCAAGAAACCTTGAATGTCTGTTCTAAAGAATTGTCCATTCGGTGTAATAGTAACACCACTTAGTTTTGATGTATCAACTTCTTTGTTTAACATCCTATCAACAGAAACAGTTTTTGTAATGACTTGTCTCATCTCACTTGTGTAATCTGAAGATTCAATCAAAGTTTCTGGTGAAATATTATACTGCATCATCAAGTGCGGATACAAACTGTTCAAGTCAAAAGAAGCAACCCAATTGTGTTTACCAACTTGTGGTTCTTTAACATATGCACCTTCAAACGCAGCCGTTTTACTGTTGTGTGTTTTAGGTGGAACAATAATCTTTCTCTCAAACAAATAATTATAGATTAGAGAATCCCACATTCTTGTTTGTGCAAAGATATCTTCATAGTTTGTTTTAGTATCATACGCAAGAGTAAGACCCAACTCAATCAGTTTTAATTTCTGGTCAAGTTTAAGAACCAACTCCACATCTTTGATGTTATACTCAATAAACTTTTGATAGTTCAATCGATACAATGCATGTAGATTGTCAAACTCATCATAGGAGATTTTACTCTCACCGAGTTCAACATTACAAATATTGTTTAATGAATATGATTCTTGTGAACGACCACCAGGAGCATACCATCTGTATAATTCAATATAGTCTAGTGTAGATACACCAACGAAATCATATGCAGTCAACTCACGGTTGTTCATAACAGTTTTGCGACTGTTAATGAAACCCCATGGTGACAACTTCTTAGTTTCATCTTCACCAAACAAACGATTGAAACGATTAACAAGATATGGTATATCAAAGAACTTGATGTTCCATCCTGAAATTGCATCAGGACAATTTTCTTGCCAGAAAGTTAGAAACTTCTTACATAGATTGTATTCATCATCACACTTGATATAAGTTTCATCGCCTTGAACTTTGTAATCACCACAACCGAATACAGTCATACCACCATTGATATACTTAATGGCAATCGCTGTGATTGGTTCTGATGCGATATATGGGTCAGGAAATCCATTCTCTGAACCAACTTCAAGGTCGATAATTGCAATTGATAAGTCTTCATACTTCCAATCAATCATGCCTTTGAATTCATCTGCAATAAAAGCATATTGATAGTTTGAATTGCCATAGATTTTAAAGTTTTCAACTTGTTCATATCGCTTGTTGAAATCTCTTGCTTCTCTGATAGATTCAAACTTCATTGGCTCAAGAAATTCTCCCTCAAGTGTTTTGTAGGAAGTTTCTTTTTTAGAAGGCAAAAACAAAGTAGGCGTGTAAGCTACTTTCAACTTTACACGCCTACCATCTTTGACGCCCCTATAAAGGATGTTGTTGCCGATTGCGGCAACATTTGTGTAGTATTTACTCATTCATATATTCTATCATACTTTTGGAATAGAAGTGGCAATTTGAATACCACTACCAAATACTTCGTTATATTTGTTTTCTAACTCTCTGGAAGGAGTAGTGATGCAAAGAACATTGTCCATTCCAATATTAATGCCGGATTTAAACTCTTCGGCAAATTCCAAGAATGGCGCAAATGCCATCATCGGACCTTTTTCTGTTGGTTGAACTATTACTTGAACCGGTTGTTTAAGAACAACCTGATTTTCATTTGTGCAGTCTGTCTCTGCGAGAATCGTATGATTCGTTTTGAAGGTCACGAGCTTTATCGTCATATAATTTAATCTCTAATATTGAATTAATTGGCTGTTTATTTGAAAAATCAATAGCCTCTGCAAGAGTAGCGAATTCTTTAAATGCTACTGATACAGAGCCGTTTATATAATATGCTACTCTATACATTTACTGGTGTGTCCGCTGATAAAACACCGATGGTAATCCATCGTTTTGGAAAAAGCATTTCCCTGCCACGGAAATCATTCATGTTTTGGGTTGGGTCTTGTACCAGACCAAGAACCTCTACTTTGTTATCGAATTCACGGAGAAACAAGTCATACTTGTCTGCCCGAGGCATTTTGTATTCAATTGCGAGTTTCTTTGCGAGTTCACGGGTATTCATATATTTCCTTTGTAACATAATTATAATATTGTAACACAACTAATGTTAGAGTGCAAGCTTTTTGTTAGCATAACTGCCTAAGTCGGGTGGTCTCCATCCCTCAGGTTTCATTATCTTACCGTCTTCTCTTTTGATTACCTTACCTGTTACTTTATCAATCTTTGCTAGATTGGATCTGGCAACTTCTTCCCATGCACCATACACTTGAAAGTTTTTCATGTAACAGTAACCAAGAATTACCCAAATCATATCCATACAAGCATCAAGTTGCTCAACATCATTCCTCATAATTAATGCTTGACAAAACTCTTCATACTCTTCAGCAATTAAACTTCTATACAAATGAACATTATCTGGTGATGGTTGTTGGTCACAAGCATCAATAAAAACTTTCACATCAAGTGCCATGTTCGACATAATTATCTCCCCATTTGTTCAGGACCAGGTTTAAGATTATTTTTTCTCATTTCAGACTGATATGTTCTAGTTCTCAATTCAGAAGAACTGAACCGGTGAGTGCGAGAGTTAAACCAAATTTTGATACCACGGTCTTCACAGATTTGTTTACCTGTAAATTCTTTATCTTTGTATTCTTCACCAATGATGCGGACACCAATCGGCAAAAACATCAACAAGTCTTCAAGGTCTTTCTCTGTATCATAAACAATAATCTGGTCAATAAACTTAACAGCAGATAATTGAACATACCTTTCAACAACAGATTGAACAGGTTTGTTTTTAGTTTCTGGTCTATCAATTGTTGGGTCACTTTGAACACCAACAATCAAATAGTCACAGATATTTTTACACTCAGCAAGCATTAGAATATGCCCAGCATGAAGTAAATCAAAAGTTGAACAGGTAAAACCTACAGGTTTACCTATCATATTATCAGGTAGCACTAGCATCTCTTTTTTCCTTACTAAGGTTCTTTATAAAAACAGCTCCATCTTTCATCTGATAGTCAAGTGTATCACCAATTTGCCAATTAAGTTCTTTAACCAACTCATCAGGCAATTCAACAATCGCATCACCATTCTCACAAATTTCTGTCACTTTAGTTGTGTATATCATATCATTGTCACTTCAACATTACATTTATTTAAGAAATCTATACCATCTGTATTCTTATAACTGTTGCGATAATATACAGACTTGATACCAGATTGATAGACTAACTTCGCACAATCTAAACAAGGTGCATGTGTGATAAACATACTTGCACCATCACTTGAATTCGTTGACCTTGCAATCTTAGCGAGTGCATTAGTTTCAGCGTGAAGAACTTCTGGTTTAGTTTTTAGATTGTAAGGATGACCATTTTCTTCTTGGTGTTCCCATACATTATTATCAATCGACCATTCGTTGGCATAAACTTTGTCTTCACAGTTATTATCCCAACCACTAGGCATTCCATTGTAACCAATGCCGATAATAGTGTTGTCTTTTACGACAACACATCCT